TGTTTGCAAGACCAGTAACTGTTACTTGACCAGATGACTGGTTAACTGAAATATTACTCCCTGCTATGATACTAGTAACAACCCCACTCAGAGTTGCTCCATCACCCTTAAATGATTGTGCTGATGATATGCCAGTTACGGTAGCATTTCCGTCATACTCAACTGTGCCACCTTCGTAGTTTTCCTCCCAAGGAGTTAAGAGAGCAACTGTGGTAGCAATGCCAACACCACTAGTGTCCCTCTTGGCAAATAGATGCCCATCGTTAGTGTTAAGAGCTAACTCGCCTAGCTCGATATTATCTAATCCAGGTCTCTTTCCAGAAACAGAGGACCTAAGAATCTTAACTTTTGGGTTTGCCATTGTATGGAACTGGTGGTATTTACCTAAATGCTGATATATATCAGACTTTTTCTTCTTATATAAGAAGAATCAATAATATTTAGGTGTAAATGCCAACGTCCAGAGCACCGTCCTGAACTCCATCGGAAAGGTCCACAACATAGAGTGGTGTCTCGAAGGTATAATCTGTTCCGTTGAAGATGAGTACATCGTTTGTTGTTGCGGTTCCAACGACATTTGTGAGGTCTGTAAGAATAGCAACTGTAGAGATGCCAGCAGAGGACTTGGATGTTGCGATGAACTGTCCAGTAGATGCACTAAACTCAAGCACAGCACCATCTTCGAGGGCAGTTGTTGAGAGTCCAGCAACATCTGACAATGGACCAAGAGATGCAATACCACCAGCATCTGCACCTTCCCATTTGCCAGTGCTAGAGTTATATTTGAGAAACTTGTTGTCTACCTTGGTACTGTCGCGATCAACATCATCAAGATACTCAAGTCTGACTTCACCACCACCACCTTGAGCAGCAGCAGATTGAATAGACTGATATACCATCTTGCGTAGTTGATCAATCTCACGCTTCATTGCGTTAATCTCACTATCTTCCTCAGTAAGTTTCTCTTCCTCAGGGATAAGTTTCTCTAGAATCTCAGTTGCTTTGCTAACGGATTCATCAACTACAACTTCCTCCTTCTTATTTTCTTCCTCACGCTCCTCTGCTACCTCAAGCATTTCCTCGTGAGTCATTTCCTCAACAACTTCTTCCTCAATTGCCCCTGTATAATTTGTAGTATCTGGTTCAATGATTGGTGCTTCTTTTACCTCAATCTCTGAGAACAACCAACTCTCAAATAATTTTGCCTCTTTGATTTCTTTCTCCTTCTTTTCCTTTGCTTGCTTTTTGATATTAGCAAACTCTGTAAAGAGACTCTCTACATCAGTAACTACTTCAGGTTCTTTAATTTCTTTAATCTCTTTTTTCTTTGCTTCTTTCTTCTTCTTTTCTTCTATCTTTTTTTTATCCTTATGTGATACCTTATCCAACTCGGATAACACTCCACCAAGATCTCCTACAAGGGAGTCGAACTCATCTTGCTTCTTTTTTCTCTCGTCTCCAATCAGAGAAAAGAATTCGCCTAAGTTTGGGAGTTCATTACTTGGCATCGTCTTGCTTAAAACCTTGTTTGATTAACTTTTGAAGGTCTGCTGTAGAACCAACAAATAACGCATTATTTACGGTTGTAGGTCCCTTGACATCCTCCTCTTTTTCCAAGTCCTTCACTTTTTTCTGAAGATCCATCAGTTTATCTGTAGCATCAGATACATTTTTAATCAACTGACCGGCAACCTCGTATGCTCTAGGCATCTCACTGTCTTGTGCCAATTCTAAAATACTATTTATTGCATCTTGACCTTTTTCAATAATGGAATATAGATTACCTCTAGTGTAATCATAGTCCTTTTTAATGTCGTCTTTATTTGAGGTTAGTTTAGCAATTTCTCTCTTCATATCTGAAGGCGAAACAATTTCACTCTCAACATCGAAGACGTCATTTAAATCATTGTATTTACTTGAAGTCATCAGATTGGATTAACATCAGTGTTTAATGTAGGACTAAACTCTTTAAAATCTTGGAAGAATGAAGTAGATTCATTGAATCCAAAATCATCTCCAATGTCAATGAGAGCATCATCAGCAGCAGTAATCAACTTAACGGCAGAACCTCTAACGTGTTGATCTGCGGTGCTACTGTCCTGACCACGTTTAACAGTCAGTTTATTGCCAGTGATTTTCTCAACGTACATCTCTTCACTATCTACATAAATGTAAGTCTCAGCAGTAATTGATGACGCACTGTCAACCGTAATATATCTCTCGTCAGCAGTAATATCCTCAGCAAGGGTGGTTACTACATCATCATTATAGTCCTTGATTGCTCTTGGAGTTACAGTATATCTCATTTCACGTTTTGGTCTATCAATTCCAGTCATAACATCCACAGTAGCCTTCTTAATAATCTTGCTATCCTGGACAGGACCGAACAGATGCGTCTTAGCAGTAAATGCGAGAGTATAAACTAAAGCAGTTCTTGTAGAAAAATCTCCCTCATACTGGTCATCCATTGAGATATTTTCCAGTTGAATTGGGATATCTTTTTTCTCATTAATCTCAGCAATCATAGTGATTGTAAGATTATATGATGGTTGAAAGTATGGAAGAATTTGTTCAATAATTTGAAGAGCATCCTCATTAGTCTTTGAAAGGATTGACAATTCAAATCTCATATTATATGGCACAGGCATATAAGTTTTTTTCTGAGTCTTAGAATTACTAACATCCTTACTAATAAAGGTCTTAGTTGCTGTGGTTTTGCGAGTTGGGTCGTAAGACAAACCATTAAACTCAAATGACATTCTTGGCAACGTCATTTGAACAGGTTTATTCAAGTCAGGAACTTGCTCAAGTCTCGCTAAAAACTTTTGAGTAGGTCCATAGGCAAGAGGAACTTTCATAGCACTGACAGTACTGTCAGTGCTATCTGTCTTCTTGATAATTATATTATTGAATAGAGTTCCAAAACCAATTACAGTTTTGCGAAGTAACTCGTGATAAAAATATTCAAACATACTTAGACACTACTATATTTTTTATTTATGGTTCTCCGAAAGGATTCTTTCTAGTAAAGTCTAGAAGACCATCTGCTTCGGATTCAATAATGATATTTTCTGCAAATTGATCAATAGGATTCATTTGGTCATCTTGTACACTTCTATATGAGTAAACAGCACCAGATTCAGAACCTCTGATTGCTTCACCTGGAGTAAAGCTGCCAGTAATGATACTGACCTCAAGAGTCTTATCAGTTCCATTCCATCTCTTGACTCTAGCGGTATTGCCAGACTGAGATCCAGTGACAACCTCATTATATTTGTAGTTGCCTCTTCCGAGAGTTGTTGGTGCTGCAACTGTGATACCTGGAATTTGAGTATATCCTGCACCAGCATTAGTGATATAAACTGCGGAGATATAATCATCAGTGAGCAGAGCATAACCTGCTGCTGTGGTTCCTCCTCCTGGTGCGCCAGAGAATGCAATACCTGGAGCAGTTGTATATCCAGAACCGCCACTGGTAACAGTCACAATACCAATAGTGCCAACGGTCCCGATACCAGTTGTCGCAATCGCTCCAGAACCAGTTGTACTGATAAAGGAGATACCTGGTGCTGTTGTGTAACCTCTACCAGGATTGAGAATTGCTACCTCACTGATACCAAATCCAGCATTTGTAAATGATATAACACTAGCATTTGTTCCACCAGATGGTGCTGATGAGATTGCTACTGTTGGTGTTGACTCCACATAGTTAAATCCATCATCGATCAATGTGACAAACTGGAAACCTCCATTGACAATAGTTGTTTCAGCAGCTGCTGTAGAACCAATGCCAACCAAATTGAGGACTTGAATGTATCCTGCTCTCTCAATATTATCGTCAATTTGCTCAACATTTGTATCAATTACCTCATCCTCATAACGGAAGAGTTCACATCTCAACTCATAAACATAAGTCTTTTGGAGTTGATAAAATGGTTGCTCGTGCTCTACAAACTTAATCTCAAAAAGTCTATCTCCCAGTGGGAAGTAAATCAAGTCTCCCTCTTTGGGACGAGTTGCAAGTCTTACGTTTGGAATGCTTTTTGATAATGGTGTAATATAATTTTCAAATCTTTCTCTAGAAATAATAAGAGTCAAATCATCAATTGGAGTTACTCCAAATTTTGATAAGATAGTTCCCTGCCCCTCAAATCCATCATATGTATTGACATATGCTTCAATGGGATATGCGTCTTTAAAGTCTGATTGAATGACTTCCTTAATGACAGTATTAGTCGTCATATATCTTCTAGGAAGATAATAAACTTCAACCCCGTACATACGGAGTTGCTCACTAATTAAACTCTGGACTAAATTTTGCTCAGAAGCGGTGCCCTGAGTGAAAAATGGATTAAGCATATCATCCAATCAGATCTAATGGGGGCATCTCATAATAAGTCATACTCTTCGTCATCAGGTCATCAATTTCTCTCTGACCATCATCATAAATTTGTCTTCCATTGAGTTCAACACCACCTGGAAGTCTTACACCATTAAATTTGATCAGGTTCATGCCCCATTGCTTCTTAGCAAGAGCAGATGCATATTTTTTAAGGAATGAGTCATTCCAAACCTGAGGTGCATCACCAGGATTTAGAATTCTCCAACAATCAATGATCAAATAATCGCCTACTGAGAGATCACTAAAATTAATATCAAGATAAAGACGATCTTGCCTTTTATTATATCTGATCTGCTTATGAGTCCTTAATAAGTAATTGAGAGTCTCTGTATATGATTTAGACATATAGTATGACAAAATATCTTGAGCTCCCCAACCAGACATACTGTTTAGATATCCACCCAGCATTCCTCCCATACCATTCATACCACCACCAATAAGACCACTAGTGGTCAACTCATCAAATGCAAATATTTTATTTACCCCAATAACTGAGTCTGGTATTTGTAAATAGTTGGCATTTTCTTCGTAAGCAAATGATACAGCAGTGCCAACAATCGTTGAAGTTGTGGTTTCTCTACCATATCCCTCGGTTGTATCATTAGGTGCTCTGCCCCTATCAATATCTGCCTGAGATACCTTATACTTCAGATAAGTTTGAATGACACCATCATAGTGTCGCTCATGAAAATATTGTACGGCATCGTCAATGATGTCCTCGAACTGATCATCAGATACGTTGACTTCCAAAACTGGCGCTCCCAGTTTTCTCTTAACGTATCCTATGAGTTCTCCTCTTGTTCCTGGTTGCGCCATTGAATAATTCCTTATTCTTCTATGTCTATTTATCAGACTATAACTACACCACCTTGTGCCAATCTTACGGTTTGAAGATCTGAGTCATCATCAGCACCTGCTTTGGACTCAATTGTAAGCACAACATCATAAAAATATCTACCTCTCTTGATAGCATCAGTTTGAACATCTGTCAAAACCAGTTTGACAACTCCGTTAGCAGCATCGGAAAATGTAGCAGTAAATGTTGCTGCAAATGCTACTGACTCTGGAAACTGTTTGATTTTTGATGTCATAACATGAGATGAGAATCCACTAAAATCTATCGGAAGATTAGATTCTGTCTCTCTGATAGTAAAGAGTTGTTGATAGTCAATACCCTTTGGTATCACTAGACTTTCGGTAATTGTTTCGTTATCGGTTAATTGTATTAATGCCATTATAGTATCCCTGTAAATGGTTCTACCCAGTCTTCAGCAGCATTAGTTTCTGTTCTAATGGAAATACCAGCATCAGTACAAGATGCAATAAATCTAGTAAGAGATGCTTGAACTGTTGCTTGTGTCATACTTCCGGATTGATCTAAAAATAGAGCAACCTCAGTATCTGTACCCGTTACTAATCCAACCAATCCAAACCAATCAGATGATGTGGTTGAGATTCCATTATCTCTTGCAACACCTTTTACTTGAGGTGATGTTCCAAATCCACTATCATAGTTTGATGGAATATTTAGAATGGTATCAATACTGGAGGATACAATTCCAGAGGTGGTTGGTTGGAGGAGATAATGTAATCTGTTGGGCCAATTTGTTCTAAAACTTGCCCACTTATCATAAAATGTTGCTGTTGAAAAATTGCTTGCTTCGTCAATAACAGCAATACATTTCATCTCTGGACCAGTCTCTGCCTGTGAGATCCCAACATTGATGTCAATATTGCCGTCCATTATTCTTCTTTTATATCCACTCGCCCCCTCAGTTGCTACAACCTCGTAGGTATATCTGGGACTATTTTTATCAAGATTTGTTGTGATACCTGAGTTTATCAATACAGTTACGATACCTGCCGAAGAATTTGAGGTATCAAATCCAACTGTTACAATATCCTCTGCAGTTGAGGACGCATATCCAGCATACTTTTTAATAGAACCTGAAAAACCATATCCACTTACATCAAAAATAGTGTCTCCAGAACCTACTAACTTTATACCGTAAATGGTATCAGCATATTGATCGACTTTTAGATTTACCCTTTGAGATGATCCGATTCTATCAAAGGGTACGTGTATTAATCCCATTTTTACCCCAGTTTTTCTATGAAGGATTTAAAGAGATCCTTTATCTCGCTCACATCACTCTTAAGAGTATCAATCTCACTTTCCAGGTTATTCACCTTATCAGTTTCTTTTTCTTTTTGCCTCTTTAGATGCATATAATTCTCATATTCATATTTAGAGTCATTTACAATAGCATTACTCCCCTGATCTCTCAGGAGAGTATGACTGTCTTTGACTTTAATGTATTCTCCCATCACGCTAGAGCAATTGCTCTCATAGTCTTGATCTTAGGCACATATGCCTGATTCGTTGATGTCATTACAATCTTGATTCTAAAATATTTGAACTCTGCAAGATCGTTCGCTGTAAACGCATAATTTGAGTAACTATCTGGATCAGATATAGACTGAAGCACGTAGTTCTTATCAACAACTACATCAGATGTTCCATCACTATTCTC